TATGAGAGAACCTATATCTCTCACAAATAGTGAGATATAGTTCTCTTTATAAACTAGTAGAATATAGTATAAGTTCTGTCAAGTCGGTTCTTCACATGTGATCCTCTGCGCCTGTCGTTTCCCGTATGACTGCAGTAATTACAAGTAATTACGAAGTTCGTGCGCTAAACTCATGAGCCAAGTTTGGGTTGGGTCACTGAAACTGTTGCTTAATTGCCACAGTGTAACTGTGAAGTGTCCAATGTTGGACGGTTGGTGATCCATTGGCAGAGCTACATGCGGCTCGTGGATATGCTATGTGATGATGCGCATGACCATCACAGATGGTGGGTGGTGTTATAATAAGCATCGGCACTGCAACACACCTTCGGTGTGAAAATGTGCTGTGTTTTTTCATACTTTAGTATGGCAACTGATTGCATAACAGTTGTCGTAGACAAATAAGCTGTTGATAACATTCATATCTTTGATATGTCGGTGGATGGTGAGGCATTGATTGCTTTCAACACAGGTCATGACGTTGCATGATACGTGCAATTGCGTGTTGAGAGAGGGCGGGCAGGGGCCATGCGGGGGGTATACGTTATATATACATGTACTTCTACACAGATCAGTAAAATACACTGTTAACCACTATACACAGAAGGTGGTTTACATACACGCAGGGTTACATGTTGTTACAATTCGTGATACACTATAGGTAACGGAATGTTTCAGTATATCACATAATGTTACAATAGTACGATTAGGGGTTGACATGTATCATAGAATGTGTAAAACTATATATGTTAGTTAGGGTAGGGTCACTATAAGTGATACACGTACAGTATATACTTACAATCACATATAATAATTTCTTAAATATACAGTAACTATAAATATACTTTAAGTATACACGTACAGTGATACACTTAAATGAACATCTCCGAAGGTATACTTGTAAATGAAATCTTGCCGTAGGCGAGTCTCTTTATAATTTGTACAAATAAAGTATTGACAATGGCAAAGAAATCAGTAAAACTATACACAGACAATGTTCTTGAAGAATTTTATAAACACGTATTAGACGGTAATCTTGAGAACTTACATATTCCCCATAGTGATGTATTCTATGTAAAGACTGCAGTGGAGGCCCACTACGGTCGTACATTTACGTTGGAGCATGTAGAGTGGGCTATGCGTGAAGAAGGATGGACCGATGAGCGTACCTGAAAGAGTTAAAACTAAAATGAAAGAGGAAGGACTCTCTGGTGTAAACAAACCTAAGAGGACACCCAAGCATCCTAAGAAGTCACACTGCGTAATGGCTAAAGAAGGTGACACGTATAAATTTATTAGATTCGGACAGCAGGGTGTAAGTGGTGCTGGTAAGAGTCCTACAACTGCAAAAGACAAAGCTCGTAAGAAGAGTTATTACGCAAGACACAATGCTCAAGATGCTAAGCCTAGTAAGCTGAGTGCGAGATATTGGTCGCATAAAGTTAAATGGTAATATAGGAGATATACCAATGGGAGTATTGAGTGCAGCAGCTAAGGCCGCTAGAGCAGCTAAGAAAGCAAAAGATAAAGTAGGTGTACGTACCAAAGATGTACCCGCTAAAACTAAAGCTTCAATGGAGGCTGCTGAAAGTAAACGAAAAGCTGCAGCGGAAAAAAGTAAACAAGGTAAAGCTAAATCCGCAGCTAAGGTAACAGAGAAAAAGGGTTCTGTGGCTAAAAAGATGACTGTCAGTGCTACAGACATTAAGCAAGCTAAAACTGCTAATCAGTTTGCTGCTATGCAAAGACGCATTGATGACATGCCCGATGGCTTACGTAAAAAAACTATGCAAGACTTGTTAGATAGACAAGTTAAAGAATTTGAAAAGATGCAAAGTGAAGAAGTATCACGTGCTTCACGTAAGTCTGCCCAGTCTGCTGCAGATCGTAAGTCTAAACCTGTAACATTGCCTAAAATGCCTTTCGCTAAAGGTGGTCTTGCAAAACCTGCTGCAGATCAAACTGGTTTAAAGAAACTGCCTACTCCTGTACGCAATAAAATGGGCTACATGAAGCGTGGTGGTAAAGTTACTAAGAGTCACACAGATATGCGTAAAGGTGGCTTGTTCCGCTAGTGAGCATAGAAAGTGATATACGAGACTGGTCTAGTAAGGTACTTGAAGTATCTAACGATGCTCTAGGTGGCTTACCAGCCTGTCCGTATGCACAGCAAGCTTGGAAACAAAACAAAGTACATGTAATAGAAACTAAGCACCTTGGTATTGAAGCTATTACACAGGCTAATCTGTTTGATAATACATATGACTTAGTTGTAGTTGCATCGTATTATTTTCCTTCTGCAGTACAGCTTAAAGAGTTTACTACATTTTTAAACGACACGTACACCCCTAGAGATTTGCACATAATGGAGTTTCATCCTGACTTTGGTGCAGAAGATGCAGACTTAGACTTTTTGTATGAACATGAGTGGGAGTCTGACATAGAGGACGAATATGCAATGTTGTTTATTCAGTCTCTTAGTAAAGTAGATGATGCAAGTCTACGCTTAGAAAAGTTAGGATATTATGATGTGTATCCTAAAGACGAGTATGAAGCACTCGTATTAGATAGAAGAAAACGGAGACAGAAACAATGGCAATGAAACCTAGAGCAATGAAAAAGAAACCAATGATGCGTGGCGGTATGGCTACTAAGAAGAAGCCTATGATGCGTGGTGGTGGTATGGCTAAAAAGAAAATGATGCGTGGTGGAATGGCAAAGAAAAAGAAATAATGTGGATTGCAGTTGTTTTAATTTGTGCTTCTCCTACTGATGTTAGAACTTGTGATGTACTAGTTCGTACTGATCAGGGGTTTTTTAGTAAGGCTGCTTGTGTTACTCAAGTAGAAGAAGACGTAAGCGGTATGACAAACGGCAGAAATTTTTATGCTCGTTATCAATGTTATCAAATGCAAAGTACAACTTAAATGTCTCTTATCTCTCACTTACCATTACCTAACATGCCATTTCAAACACATGTTAATATTGTGTTTGAAAATGGTGTAGGTGAACCCGTTGAGAAACAGACAGATAAAAAAGAACCTAATCGAATTACGCCTGATACACCAATAGAAGATCTAAAGCTAGTGAATCAGATGTATGCTTACAACCCTAATCCAAACAAACTACGTACACCTGATGGTCAGATCGTAGACTTTATAATAGCATAAGGAAGCTACATGCCTGATCTTAGTAAGTCAAAGTTTCATACACAAGGGTATACTATTGCGTCTACTTCGGCAGATGCTAATGCTACCGCTGTGTATACTTGCCCTGCTAACTTTAGTGCTATTACTAGGTATCTACACATTAGTAATAGTTCTACTTCTACTAAGAAAGTGTATGTGCAGTTTTACCATGCTGAAGATACTGCGTATCACTACATAGCTAATGGACTCAGTATGGCAGGACACTCTGTAGTTAATCTAGTTAATGGTGGATACTTTAATCTACACTCAGGCGATAAGATTATGGTGTATGGCGAGACTACAAATACTATGGAAGTACTTGTTTCCGTAGAAGAGTACTTTGACCCGAACCGCAGTTAATGCATAACGGGGTTGCAATCTTATCTATACTATGTTATAACTAAGTATGATATAACTATCTCTATAAGGGTAAGTAATTCTTACCTAAACATAATATAGGAGATAGAATATGTTTAAACGTATGTTTAAGAAACTACAAGAAAATCAGCAACGCAGAGCCGACTATTGGATTCTTATGAATCTAAGTGATAAGGAACTGCATGACATGGGGATCAGTCGTGGCGAAATCAGGCAAAAAGTCTACGGTTAATGCGGCAGGAAATTATACTAAGCCTAGTATGCGTAAGCGTCTTGTCGCATCCGTTAAAGCTGGCAGCAAAGGTGGAAGGGCTGGACAGTGGTCGGCTCGTAAAGCCCAAATGGTCGCAAAGCAATACAAAGCAAAAGGTGGGGGTTACAGGTAGTGGCCCTCTCTAAAGCTCAAAAGTCTTTAAAGAAATGGACTAAGCAAGATTGGCGAACTAAAAGTGGGAAGCCTAGTGCTAAAACTGGTGAGCGGTATCTACCTGCTAAGGCTATTAAGTCTCTTAGCAGCAGTGAGTATGCCGCTACAACCAGAGCTAAACGAAGAGGCACGAAGGCAGGTCAGCAGTTTGTGGCTCAACCTAAAAAGATTGCAAAGAAAACCGCTAGATTCAGGAGAACTTAAATGACTATAGCAATGGAACGTGTGTTAGCTTGGAAGATCATGCCAAGACTAATGATGTTAGTAATGACGTGGATGTACATTGAAGTTTTGTTTTGGTTTATGTCTTTGTCTGCTGGTGATATGACATCACAGGCTACAGCACTTACTGCCACTGTAACTGGTGCTATGACAGGTGCATTTGCCGTTTGGCTGGGGCATGAGAAATGATTGGTCAAATCTTAGGGGCAGTAGGTGGACTTGCAACTACATATCTTGATGGTAAGGTAGCAGTACAGAAAGCTAATGCAGAGATTAAAGTTAAGCAAGCTACTGGTGAGATTGATTGGGATCTAGCAGCTATCAATGCTACTCAGAACTCTTGGAAAGACGAATGGATTACCTTACTCTTTTCAATTCCACTAATTCTAGCATTTTGTGGTGATTGGGGTAACAGTATAGTACAAGCTGGTTTTGCTGCATTGGAGACTATGCCAGCATGGTATCAGTATTCTTTAGGTGGGATCGTTAGTGCCAGCATTGGTATTCGTTCTGTAAGTAAGTTTTTTGGGAAGAAGTAATGGCATTTAAATTAAGCAGCAGAAGTATGAAGAAACTAAAGGGTGTAGACGAAGGTATTGTAGCAGTTGTAAAAGATGCTATTGATATTACGAAAGTAGACTTTGGTGTTACCTTTGGTCTACGTACACTAGAAGAACAAAAGAAACTGTACGAATCTGGTAGATCACAGACTATGAAGTCTAAGCATCTTGAGGGTCGTGCTGTAGATCTAGTTGCATACTTTGGTTCAGACATTTCTTGGGAACTCAATGTCTATGATGACATCTGTGATGCTATGGCTGAAGCTGCTAGAAAGAATAATGTAGCAATTAAATGGGGTGCTGCATGGAGTGAAGGAGACATTAGAGAGTATGCTGGTACTGCAGAAGATGCAATGAACGCATACGTAGATCTTCGTAGGTCACAAGGACGTAGACCTTTTATTGATGCCCCACATTTTGAAATGATGTAATATGGCTCGTGAATTAACAGAACGTCAACAAAAGTTTTTAGATGTGCTTATGGATGAGGCAGGTGGCGATGTTACTATGGCTAAGAAACTTGCTGGGTATTCGCCCAATACACCTAACCGTGAGATAACCAATAGTCTTAAAGAAGAAATTATTGATGTAACACATAGTTACTTAGCACGTAATGTACCTAAAGCTGCAATGGCTATGGTTAGTGCTTTGTACGATCCTACTGAGTTAGGTATTCGTGATAAGATGTCTGCAGCTAAAGAACTACTAGATCGTACTGGTTTAGTTAAAACTGAGAAGATGCAGGTAGAAGCTAAGGGTGGTGTTATGTTAATGCCAGCTAAACAATCACAGGATGACGATGACTAAGCCATTAGGACAATGGAAACTACCACAACCGACTGACCTACAAGAAGACAATGAATGGGTTCCTATTCCACGTGTAGCAAGAACAATACCATTTGGATATGAATTAGATCCAGAAGATGACGGAATACTCTTGCCAATTGATAACGAACTTGATATGCTTGTGAAAGCCAAGAAGTACTTAAAGCAGTACTCGTATCGTGAGGTTGCCAACTGGCTAACCCGAAACACTGGCAGAACCATATCTCACGTAGGATTAAAGAAACGGTTAGATAATGAGCGAAGAAGAAAAAACAAAGCTGGAAGCCTACGCAGATGGGCAGACTATGCGAAAAAGGCAGTCGCCAAAGCGGAAGAAATTGAGCGCAACCGCATCGGGGCGAAAGCGCAAGACAACGACAACCAAGAAACAAACGCAGCCTGAACCAGCTAGAATAGTAGAACCTGAACTGGCACTTGTAGAAGAACAGCATAATGTAATATTTAAACCTAATGCTGGGCCGCAAACAGACTTCTTAGCTGCAGGTGAACGTGAGGTACTGTATGGTGGCTCTGCAGGTGGGGGTAAGTCATATGCAATGCTCGCTGACCCTTTACGCTTTATGGGCCATCCAGCTTTCTCAGGATTACTTTTACGACACACTACAGAAGAATTAAGAGAACTTATCTTTAAGTCTCAAGAAATGTATCCTAAGATATGGCCTGGAATTAAGTGGTCAGAACGTAAGATGCAATGGACTGCACCCTCTGGTGCTAGATTGTGGATGTCATACCTTGATAGAGAAGACGATGTATTAAGATACCAAGGTCTTGCGTTTAGCTGGATAGGTTTTGACGAACTAACTCAGTGGCCTACCCCATTCGCTTGGAATTATATGCGAAGTCGTTTGAGATCTACTGCAAGTGATTTACCAGTGTACATGAGAGCTACTACCAACCCAGGAGGTAGAGGCCATCATTGGGTTAAGAAAATGTTTATTGATCCTGCTCCGCATGGTAAACCGTTTGATGCAACAGATATTGAAACAACTGAAGTATTACGTTATCCTGCTGGACATGCCAAAGCTGGTAAGCCTTTATTCAAACGTAGGTTTATACCTGCCCGTCTTTCCGACAATCCTTACCTAGCAGAACAAGGTGACTACGAAGCAATGCTTCTGTCTTTACCTGAACAACAACGTAGGCAGTTACTTGACGGTGATTGGGATATTAAAGAAGGCGCAGCCTTTACAGAGTTTGATAGAAACATTCACGTAGTTGAACCCTTTTATATTCCTAGTAACTGGGTAAAGTTTAGAGCATGTGACTATGGGTATGGAAGTAAGTCTGGTGTAGTTTGGTTTGCTGTTGCACCTAATGAACAATTAATTGTATACAGAGAGTTATACGTAAGTAAAGTATTAGCTGCAGATTTAGCAGATATGATTGTAGACTTAGAGGCTGAAGATGGAAATATTAAGTATGGTGTTCTTGATAGCTCTTTATGGCACAAGCGTGGTGATACTGGCCCATCATTGGCTGAACAAATGATTCAACGTGGATGTCGTTGGCGTCCATCAGATAGATCTAAAGGCTCACGTGTAGCTGGTAAAAACGAAATACATAGAAGGTTACAGGTTGACGAATACACAGAAGAGCCTCGTATGGTGTTTTTTGATACTTGTACCAATATGGTTTCTCAACTACCAGCCTTACCAATCGACAAAAGAAACCCAGAGGATATTGATACAACCTCTGAAGATCACTTGTACGATGCTTTAAGATATGGTATTATGTCAAGACCACGGTTTAGTATATTTGACTATGATCCAAATGGAAGGCCACAGGGTGGTATGCGAGTAGCAGATGCTACCTTTGGTTATTAAGGAAAAATAAATGGCAGAAGAAAACGAAGGCTTTATTGAAGATGACGCTATTGTACTAGCAGATAGTGAAGATTCTACTATTGATGATGCAGATACTTCTAAAATTATTCCATTTATTATGGAAAAGTATAATCGTGCAGATGATTATAGACAGCAAGATGAAGATCGTTGGTTACGTGCTTATCGTAACTATCGTGGTTTATATGGTTCAGACGTACAGTTTACAGAGGCAGAAAAGTCTAGGGTATTTATTAAAGTAACTAAAACAAAAACATTGGCTGCATATGGTCAAATTGTTGATGTGCTATTTGCAGGACAAAAGTTTCCTCTTACGGTAGATCCTACGGAACTTCCTGATGGTGTTGTAGCAGATGTAAACTTTGATCCTAAAGAACCTGAACAGCTAAAACAATCGGGTATGGATGAGATTGTAAATCCTTATGGATTTGCTGGTGACGGTAAAGAACTACCTGCAGGTGCTACAGCTAAGACACTTGCAGAAAGTTTAGGTCCAGTAAAAGATAAACTACAAGACATTGATGGTGTACGTGAGGGAGTAGGTAAAACACCTACTGCAATTACTTTTAGTCCAGCTATGATTGCTGCTAAAATGATGCAAAAGAAAATACACGATCAATTAGAAGAATCTAGTGCAAGTAAACATTTACGTAGTACTGCTTTTGAAATGGCACTATTTGGTACTGGTGTAATGAAAGGTCCATTTGCTGTAGATAAAGAGTATCCTAACTGGAATGAAGAAGGTGAATACTCACCTATAATTAAAACTATACCACAAGTATCTCATGTATCTGTGTGGAACTTTTATCCTGACCCAGATGCAAATAATATTGAAGAGGCTCAGTTTGTAATTGAGCGTCACAAAATGTCACGTACACAATTACGTAATTTAAAAAGACGCCCATACTTTAGAAACTCTGTAATTGATGAAGCCATACAATTAGGTGAAAATTATAATAAAGAATCTTGGGAAGATGATCTATCTGATTATGCGCCAGAGCATGGTGTAGAGCGTTACGAAGTACTAGAGTATTGGGGTATGGTAGATACTGAAATGCTTGTGGAGCAAGGTGTAGATATTCCCGATGAGTTAAGTGAAGTAGATGAGCTACAGGCTAATGTATGGATTTGTAATGGTAAACTATTGCGAATGGTACTTAATCCGTTTAAACCTGCTCGTATTCCTTACATGGCTGCTCCATATGAATTAAACCCATATTCATTCTTTGGTGTAGGTATTGCAGAAAATATGGACGATACTCAAACTTTAATGAATGGTTTTATGAGAATGGCAGTTGACAATGCTGTACTATCTGGTAATCTTTTAATTGAAGTTGATGAAACTAACTTAGTCCCAGGCCAAGATCTATCAGTATATCCTGGGAAGGTATTTAGACGCCAAGGTGGTGCCCCAGGACAAGCTATCTTTGGTACTAAGTTTCCAAATGTTGCTGCGGAAAACTTGCAGCTATTTGATAAAGCAAGGGTATTAGCAGATGAGTCTACTGGATTTCCATCTTTCGCTCATGGTCAAACAGGGGTCAGCGGCGTGGGTCGTACTGCTTCTGGCATTTCTATGCTTATGGGTGCCGCACAAGGCGGTGTAAAGAATGTAATTAAAAACGTAGACGATTACTTACTTCGTCCGTTAGGTGAAGGTTTATTTAGATTTAATATGCAGTTTGACTTTGATCCTAATATTAAAGGGGATCTTGAAGTTAAGGCACGTGGTACAGAAAGCCTTATGGCTAATGAAGTACGTAGTCAGCGTCTTATGCAGTTTATGCAAATATCTTCTAGCCCAGCACTTGCGCCTTTTGCAAAGTTTCAGTACATCATAAGAGAGATTGCAAAGTCTCTTGAGTTAGATCCAGACAAAGTAACTAACAATATGGATGAAGCAGCTATTCAAGCAGAGCTAATGAAAGGCTTTCAACAGCCAGCAGCAGAAGCAAACCCAATGGACCCCACAGGAGCAGGGGGTGGTAATATAGGTACAGGACAAGTACCTACACCTCAAGAACAAGGATTTAGTGGAAATGATCAAGGACAAGGAGCACCTCAAGAAGCTCAAGGGGCTGGTGAACAACCAGCAGCAATGGGACCAGTTCAGTAACTATTTAGATGAAGTAATTGCACAACAGCATCGTGCTATGGAGCAAACAGATAATGACAAAGTTATGTATAGAGCGCAAGGTGCAATATACCAACTACGTAGATTAAAATTACTTAGAGATGA